TCATATTTCCACCAATAGTGGTTAGCATTTAATCCTGTAGCTGTTAGTGTTGCACCAATACCTACAGTTTGTGGAAGTATTACTCTTTTAACATCTCTAATGCTTTTATCAACTTTACCATCACCATCACCAACGATTGGCTTTTGTTTCTCGATAGATTCTGATGAGTATGTGTTTATTAAGTTATTGCAAAAGTCTTTAGTAATATGATTCTGAAATACTGCACAGTTTGTTAATAGGTGTGATGTATTTTTTTCAACACCTAATGATTTGCGTTTATCGTATTTCCATTCTGCATATTTACCATTAGCGTCTACATAATGTAAGAACACTTGAGCTTGCCATTGGCCTGTATATTTTTCTCGCCAATGTTCTAACTCCATGCCTTTGTATAACACAGCATCACCAATTTGCATATCAACTTTATTACCTGCCATGTAAATAGACCAAACATCACCATCAAATCCTAATGTTAATGTTGCTGATATTTCACATGATTCTCTATCAGTATGCTTTTTTAATTCTTCACCATTAGTGTAAAGTCTTGCATAGGAATAAGTAGGATATAATTTTTTACCACATTCTTTTTCAAAGTAAGGTAATAAGTCTACAAGTAACTTATCAAATGTTTGTGTGCCATGTATTGCTTCTGATTTTGGACATTGTTCATCCTTAATGGTTTGCCCTTGAGCAACCATGCTTTTTAATATATTAGTTAATTCTAAACAATTATCTTTATCAAGAAAGTTGGTTAGATGAACATATCCATTTTTATCAAAATCATTCAATTATAATGACACTTTACTCCAAGTTTCTGTATCCCAATTCCACTGGTATTTTTCAGTAGGATTACCATTTGCATCTTTTGATATTATACCAGCGGTAGCTGCTGCATCAACGCCACTTGGCATTTTTTTAAATGTAGATGTATTTGGGTCATACCAATAATCATCTTCAACGATTGTGTCGGCACATTCTACCCAGAATAATTCTGGTTCTTTAACATCAAATTCTGAACCAACTTCAACAACTTCGGCAACACGATAACCTAAGTTATCTTTGCCTCTTGCTTCATTTTTACTAATTAATGCTTTTTTAGCCATTGATTATTCCTTAATATTCTACGATTATAACACCAGGTGCACCAGCACCACCTGCTAGGTTTTGGATGTATCCTCCGCCACCACCACCATAGTTATTACCTGCACCTGCTGGAGTGCTTGTTGGGTTATTTGCACCACGACCACCACCACCTAAAAATGATGGTCCGCCTTGTCTTGAATGTTCAAAACCTTGTGGACTTCCGTTAGAGCCATCTGCACCAACCATATTTAAGTTACCACCTGAGCCTGAACCACCTAAACCACCTGCACCTTGTCGTGTTCCACCTGCTCCACCTGTAGCAGATACATAAGCACCGAATGATGATGTTCCACCTGTTGAGCCGTTAGAGTTAGCACCGTTAATAGCACCACCTGCTCCTCTAGTTACAGGAACATTTGTAGCTGTTGGGAATGATATCACTTCAATAGCAGCACCACCACCGCCACCGCCTGAACCAGTACCACCACCAAAAGATGGACCATCTCCTCCAGCACCACCGCCACCAGCTTGAACAGTAACTTTTACTTTAGATACATTTCCTGGATTAGTCCATGTACCCGGTGATGTAAATACTTCAATGTTTGAAAAACCACCTGCTGGTAAAGTTGTCCATGTCATTGTGCCATCGCCATCAGATGCAAGATATTGTCCAGAAGTACCATTTCCTGGAACATTTAATTCAGCAGCACCAACAGAGTTATCTGTAATTGTTGGAGCACTTACTGTTGATAGCGTAGCTAATGAACCAAGACCTAATGATGTTCTTGCGGTAGAACCTGATTCTGCTACCCATGTAGAACCATTACCTACAATAAAGTTATTATCAGTTTTTGCTAAACCACCTAATGCTGTAAGGTCAGCATCATATGCCTGTACAGTTGAACCAATATCACTATCTACAACTACATTTGAGCCACCATTCTGTAAAGTGCCTGTAAAGTTAGCAGTCACATCATCATATTTAGCTGTGTCAGCATCATAACCTTGAACAGTAACGCCTATATCTGTGTCAACAACAACATTAGAGCCACCGTTTTGAAGTGTGCCTGTGAAATTAGCAGTAGTATCGTCATACTTTGCTGTGTCTGCATCGTATGCCTGAACTGTAGAACCAATGTCAGTATCTACGACAACATTACTACCACCATTTTGTAATGTGCCAGTAAAGTTTGCTGTTGTATCATCATACTTTGCTGTATCAGCATCATATGCTTGTAATAATGTGCCAATGTCATCTTGGTTTAATGATTTTTCTGCTGGATATGTACAGAATACATTACTTGTTCCTGCTAATGTAATAGCTGCACCTGCATTGCTAGATTCTAAAATAGTATCTCTAGATAATGTAGCACCTGATGCTGTATATGTTCCAACACCTACTTCCCAATCATTACCTGATACCACTGCATAGTGTGTAGTATTGCCATCACCTATTACAGAAAATGATTGAAAGCCTGTTACCGCACCACCAAGCGTAATAGTACCTGTGCCTGTTGTCGTGGTGGTTTCTCTAACTCTGTCTTTAACAACTAATGCCATGATTTATCCTTACGCTAATGTAACTGATAGGTTACCTGATTCTATTTTAAATATGTCGCCACTATCGATAGTTTTTGATGTGTCTAAAGGTGTGTGGAATAATAAGTTACCACTTGTAGAAGCATCATGTATGCCTATGTGCGTGATTGTACCCCAAGAAGCTGTTGCAGTAGGGAATGTACAGTCAGCATTGCTTGTTGATACACCATTAGATGGAGCACCAAATGTTACCGATGTTCTTGCATATGAACCGCCTGATACTTCTGTACCTGTGTCAGCATCTGTTGGATCTGTAGTGTATAAAGATACATATACTGTTGCTGGTGATGTATATGTTGTGTTTCTTAATACTGCGTTGATTAACGCATTTTCTAAATAATTACTAAATTCAGCCATAATTGTTTCCTTATGAAGTTGTTACGTTGAGAGTTGCACTAGAGAATGTTGCTCCCTTGTCATTTTCTCTAATATTTGCGATTGCTCTGTCATACATAGACGACCATACTGCGATTCTTTCATCATTCATTAAGTATGGTTGTGCTTCTGCTAGAGTTGCATAGAGTAAAGCATCAGGGAAATATGCTAAATAAACATTACTTGCTGTTGATGTGCTTATAAAGTCAGGTTTAGCATAATATAGTATTTGAACTGTTTGTGTTCCATCAGGAACTGGTGCAAATTGAAACTCAGCACCTAACATTGTAAAGTTTGTTGGCACGCCTGATTCACTTGTCTTACCATTTCTAAAAAATTTATCTGGTGTTTGAAATTCTAATGTGTATACAGGATTGCCTTCAATATGTATCTCTCTTAATTCAAGAAAGTCTGCTGGAAATCCAATGGTTGCATCTCCACCTGTTGTGGTTGCAGTAGATACTTTTAACATCTCTTGCACTCTTAAATCTCTTGAGAGACGTTCTTGAGCAAGTTCAATAAAGTCAGGGATAACTGACGTTAAGTCTGAACGAGCAAGATAATTCTCTACTGTCGTCACGAATGACGTATAGTTAGTAAATGCCATTTAGGAATCCTTATTTGTGTTTTACGAATACAATGTAACCATTATCCATAGCAACTTCTCTAACCATATCGAATCTTTCTTTTATCTTTGGTTGCCACCAGGTATAAGGTTGTTGTATCAGATGTGCATTTCTGCCATCTGGAAGTGTTTTTACTGCTGGGCCTGTGTGAATGGTAAATAGCCCATATTTAATAACGACTCGTTGTAGGTCATCGAGTACATTATCTAGTAACTCTGGTTCTATATGCTCTAGAACGTCTATACAAGTTACAAATTCGCATGGTTCAGGTGATTCATCATAATCAGGATTACTAGGCTCATACGCTGTGTAATTAACTTCTGATATAATGCTGTCTCGTAACCTTAATTTACCTGCACCATAGTCTAATAAGTCTGTTATTT